ATAGCGAACAGATTGACCGTATGGGGCAGGGATACATTCCTTCAGAAACAGACTTAGGTGCACTTATTGACGCAAAGAAAACCTTTGACAAATTCGGAAGTGATGACTAGTGAGTTATTATGAATACGCTAATACTCCTGCAAGACTAGACGAGGCTCAAGAGGTTGTAAACGAATTCGCCTCTATGGACCCTTTTACTAAGTCGTGGGACGAACTAAAGAGTCTAAGTGGTATGCAGACTAATTTTAAGCGTAGAAGTGCAAGAATGTCAAAGGCTTTGGGTGACGATGCTTACCTAGAGTCTGCTGGTGCAATCCAGATGGGTACTGGTGGTGCTCGCTCAAATGCCATCAATCCTGGGGTAGTGTTTCGCAATGCATACGCATTGTTTGATGTAATTACTCCACCATATAACCTCTATGAACTTGCTAACTACTACGACACATCATTTGCCAACCACGCTGCTATTGACGCTAAGGTTGAGAATACCGTTGGTCTTGGCTATGACTTTATTGTGTCTGACAAAACAAACTTAAAACTAGAGGCTGCATCACCAGACCAGATGGCTCGTGCTCGCAAGCGTATCGAAAGACTAAAGGTTCAACTCCGTGACTGGCTAGAGGGCTTAAACCAAGATGAATCTTTCACATCTGTCCTTGAAAAAGTATTTACAGACGTTCACGCTATGGGTAACGGATATATTGAAGTTGGTAGAACTGTCACTGGTGAAATTGGCTACGTTGGTCACATTCCAGCATCTACTATGCGTGTGCGTAGACTTCGTGATGGATACGTTCAGATTATTGCTAACAAGGTTGTTTACTTCCGTAACTTCGGGGCAAAGAACGTAAACTACATTACTGAAGACCCAAGACCAAACGAGATTATTCACATTAAAGAATACTCTCCCCTAAACACTTTCTATGGCGTTCCTGACGTCATGGCTGCTATGCCAGCACTTCTAGGAGACATGTTGGCATCACAATACAATATCGATTACTTCAACAACAAGGCTGTTCCAAGATACATCGTTACCCTGAAGGGTGCACAGTTGACACAAGAAGCAGAAGACAAGTTGTTTAGATTCTTGCAAACTGGACTGAAAAGCCAATCTCACAGAACATTATACATCCCACTTCCTGGAGACTCAGACTCAAATAAGGTAGAGTTTAAGATGGAGCCTATCGAGGCTGGGGTACAAGAGGGTTCCTTTACAAGATACCGTGAACAAAATCGTGATGACATTCTTGTTGCTCATCAGGTTCCGTTGTCAAAACTTGGAGGTAGCAGTTCATCAAGCATTGCAGACTCTCTATCACAAGACAGAACATTTAAAGAGCAGGTAGCAAGACCAGCACAGCGTAACCTTGAAAAGATTCTTAATAAGATTATTCGTGAAAAGACAGACATTCTAGAGTTCAAGTTTAACGAACTTACACTTACTGATGAACTGGCTCAATCACAGATTCTTACAAACTATGTCAAGAACCAAATCATGGTTCCTAATGAGGCTCGTGAACTACTTAACTTGCCAGAACGTTCAGAAAGTGATTCTATGATTCAGCCAACTGCTCGTCAAGCAGCAGATGCCAATGCAAACAATGCAGGAAATAGAGAACGTGACGCACAGCGTCAACAGGCTCAAGCAGATAACACTGCAACAACTACTGGCAGAAATGCAAGAGGCGAAGGGAGACGCTCCGCCTAAAAAAGTGGTATAATAACATTTGTATAACACTTTATTAAAAAGGGGCTATAATTAATAGTATGAGTATTCAGAAGGCACATTTTAACGTTGACGGAGATAGTGTCCGTATTTCAATGCCACTCACAAAGGTAGACGCAGAACGTAGAATCGTATCTGGTTTCGCAACGCTTGATAACATTGACAAGCAGAATGACATCGTTACCCCAGAGGCTTCACTAAATGCCTTCTCAAAATTCCGTGGTAACATTCGTGAAATGCACCAGCCAAAAGCAATAGGCAAAATGGTAGCATTTAAAGAAGACAAGTACTTCGACCCAGAGACAAAGAAATTCTATCAGGGTATCTATGTGTCAGCATACATTTCAAAGGGTGCTCAGGATGCATGGGAAAAAGTTATTGATGGAACATACACAGGCTTTTCAATTGGTGGCAAGATGAATAACTGGGATGACGGTTATGACGAGAAGAGCGATTCTTCTATTAGAATTATTAAGGACTATGACTTGGTTGAGTTATCCCTAGTTGACAGTCCTGCTAACCAGTTTGCTAATATTCTGTCCGTTGAAAAGGTAGATGGTCTTAACACCATCGTTGGCGAGGGTACAGAAACAGTTTTGGAAAATGTATTCTGGGACAAAGAATCAGGATTGGTAACAATCTCAGAAGAAGATTCTGCAACTAGTCCAGTAACAGGGGCAACAATGCAGAACATAGGTTTTGTTGAGAAGTCAGATGCTGACAAACTTGACATGGTAAAGTTCTTAGTTGATAGTGCTAAAGGCATTAATACTTCTAAGATTATTAAAAAGGAGAATGATAACATGACCGATGAAAACGTAAACGTTGAATCAGTAGATGTCGCTCCAGAGGCAGAAGTTGTAGTTGACGCTCCTGCTACAGAAGAAGTTGTTGAAGACGCTCCAGTAGCAGACCCAGCACATGTAGAAGAAGTTGTAGAAGAAGTTGTTCCAGGTCCAGAGGAAGAAATTGCCAAGGCAGTTTCAGACCTAGGCACAACAGTTACAACAGCCTTTAGCGACATTACAGCAATCATCAAGTCACTAGCAGATGCAAATGCATCACTAGTTAATGAAGTTGCTGAACTAAAGAAATCACTTGGTTATGTATCTGCAGCAGTTGCAGATGCAGAGTCAGATTTCACAAATCTTGGAAAGCGTATCGATGCTGTTGAGGCAGACACCGCTTTCCGTAAGTCTGGCGACCTCGGTGAGGTCGTTCAGGAACCAGTACTGGTGGAAAAATCAGTATGGGGCGGAAGTTTCCTCACAACATCCGATTTACTAAAATAATTCACTAGGAGGTGAAAAATAAAATGTCAGAAGAAATTATCAAAAATATGCCTTCAGGTGCTAGTCCAGTTTCAAACTATCCTAACGCTGAAGGTGCTTTCGGTACAGCAGACAGCGTAGCGAGCGGCACAGGAGCGTTCTCAGAAAACGGAACTTTCCTAGGCAACTCACCAACCGCTAACTTTGGTGTTACCACAGGTGCAAATGGTGTAAACCCATCTAGCACTGCGAACAACAACTATCCAGGTACTGGTATCCTACGCCCTGAACAGGCAAGACGATTTATCGACTATGTTTGGGACGCAACCACACTTGCAAACGATGGACGCAGAGTTACAATGAGAGCAAACACAATGGAATTGGAGAAGATTAACGTGGGAGACCGTGTTATTCGTGCTGCAAGCCAGGGTGTTTCAACATACACCAACACAGGTGCAACTTTCTCAAAGGTTGAACTTACTACAAAGAAGATTCGTCTAGACTGGGAGGTCTCTGCAGAGTCACTCGAAGATAACATCGAGGGTGCCGCTTTGGAAGACCACTTGGTTCGTCTTATGACTAATGCTTTCGGTAACGACATCGAGGACCTAGCCATTAACGGTGACGGTTCAACAGGTTCGTTCCTAAGCATTATGAACGGATTCATTAACTTGGAGAAGACTAACCCTAGTACTGCTCCTGGTAACAACCTTGGAAGTGCACACGAAGTAATTAACACAACTCTAGTTGGGTCAAATGCTGCGTTCACTGAATGGACAACTGAAAGAATGCAAGCACTTATCTTGGCTATGCCTCGCAGATACCGTGCTATCACTAACGGACTAAAGTTCTACGCTGGTACAGACACATTTGCTAACATCGTAAAGAACAATGGTACAGTTATTGCTAACATCGGTTCTACTGAAGGTTCTCGTGGAGAGTTCCTAGGTGGTGCTAACCAGACTTTCGGTGGTGCACGTCAGACTCGTGTTCTAGGTGTTCCTGTTCTTGAAGTTCCTTACTACCCTGCAG